ATCACACCTCTAGGTCATGAATCAACGAATGACACTGAGATTAATGACCCGAGGCCAACATCAACAATCCAAGGAGATTGCTTTTTAGTATGCTTGCGAGATCTCAACGACGACCGGTTCGTTGAAAGTAGTTTCCTTGACTATGTTTGGGAAATTCGCAAGCATAATAGAGAACACTTCCTAACAGGATGGTTTAAGGCGAGAGAGATAACGGGTTGGATCACCTCTCTGTACGAGAATAATGTGGAAGTGCAAATCATCACCGACAAGGGTTATGCGGCCGTCCCGCTTGACTACCGGAACGATGACCGAGTAAGGTTGGTGCTTTACAATACACCAACAGATCTCCATTGGGCAAAAGCAAAAGTTTTCGAACCCTATGCAATCATGAACCCTAAACAAGGTGGCGCGGACGACCCATCGTCAAACAGATCTGATAGTGGTTCAGCTACAGAAGAAGAAGCTGACCCAACAAAATCTATTTATGTCATAGGGATGAGTCAAGTGGGCAAAACTTCCATTATAAACAACGCCTTCGGGACGTCCTTTGACGTTGGTGATGGAAGTAAGAGCATGACAACATTCTGCCAGACAGCCATCAAAGATGGATGGTACATACACGATACGGCTGGGGTGGGGGACTCGTGGGGAAAACCCCATGCTGACTACCTTTTCCAACACTTTGAAAGTTGCGTTATGAAAGGAACATACACCCGGTCAAGCACAGTGTTACTAATAACTGAAGGGGATTATCCAGGTACTCGTTGGCTCGAGTTGTTGACCGCTTTTGGTCGGGCTATGACTACCGATGGACGGTTATTCCGTTTGGACGCGCCAACCGAGGTTGGACAGCCCTTCGAATTAACATATATAGAAGATGCTGACCCCTGGAAACCTGTGAACAGTTACCATCCTGAGACTATGGCTGACATGTGGGATGATTTCCTACTAGCATGTAGTCCATCAATAAACATGTTGCCTGAGAATATAGGAGAACCTTTATATCAATCTCTGGTCTCGATTTGTGGTGAATTTGATGAATGTGGACTTTCACCACAATGGACTAAAACAGATGAAGAATCACCCGGGGGCGGAAAACAAAATAAGACGCCGGCACTCTCGAGAAGTGCAACGCCTTCAATCAAGAGTGAAGCGTCTATTGAGGATATAAGTGATTCAGATCCTTACATTTTGCACCCTAAAGGAAAAAGAATAGATGTTAAGCGAGCCAAGATAGCTCGAGAACAAGCCAGAATAAAAGCGTCAAAGCATGAGATTAGCCCTGAGTCTGGTGGACAATGTGTTCACAAAGAAAATTGCTTTCTACATGGTGAAGAAATCGATCCCTACTTAGGGTCAGCGGACGACGCAAATGGTGGGTACATAAACTCTCCCGACTTCTGTCATCGATATTTATATAGTTGGACGACTGTCGAAAACCCCTGGCCTAATGACCCTGACTATCAATTGTGGGTGACAAATAAAAGAAAATGTTACCCAGCTGCTTGGATCACCGAAGTTCACAATGACGGAAACAGTCTCGTTTTCTCGCAATTCAGAGATCGACACCTCGTGATTCGTCAATGACGACAAGGCTAAAGATGAAATAAGGAGTAATTTCCTAAGTGAGTGAAAATCCCACACCAATATAACATGTGCATTTACCTCCACATGCTTGCTGAGTTCCTGCTCCCGGCGTTCGTAGATCCAGAAATGATCGAAGAAAACATGCAAGAAGAGCTGGCAGCCCATACTAAACAAATTAGTGTGCGCCGAACAATAAAGAAGCATATACAAAAGTACAAAAGCATGTATAAAGCGGCTATCGCAAAGAAATGCCGAAAGGCGACACTCGAAGAAAATTTAAGAAAATGGAACCAAACAAAGACCGCGCAACTTGTTGCGGTCGTCATTCGAGCTCTGGGAAAACGTGAAAGGGAAAATGAGAAAATCAGGAAACAGTTGTTCCGCAAGTTACTGATGAAATCTATTTTCATCAGACGAGTGATCAGATGCACCAAAACATATAAAATCTGGAAACTTCAGAAACGAGAGGAAAAGAAAAATGAAACAAGCGCACGATTGAAAACAGAAGCCGAAAGAGCTGCTGTCATAGAGGCTAACAAGATTAAATTCTTGAACAATCGAGCTTTGGGATCAACTAGTTGGGTCGATTTGTTCCCTTTCCCGCCAACCGCTGATCTTGTGGAAATGAACAAACTTTTACCTGGATTAATCCAGGTAACATGGCCAAATAAGAGACCCGACAATGTACTTGTATTCGCGAAAAACAATTGGTGGCCGACCATTGAAGCATCGATGGAAACGATCAAACGTGTTGAGCGGGCCAAAGGGAACCGAGATAGACAGGACATGGTCGGTATCCTTAGGCGAGCACCACCAGTGCTATTTAGTGTTCAAGACACCAACTTCAAGCTGCTCCGGTTGTCACAAATCGATCTAGATTTACCGACACACATGCCTCCGGGGATCTATCAATTCGTCGAGAAAACATCGACAAATCCATTTCGGTTTAAATGGGCCGTTGAACTATACTCAACCACTTGGCATGGTGGGTATATTTTCTCCACAAAGAAACAGGTTGCTCGTTCCTTCACCAGCAAATCATATGACCCTACATTTCTGGGAAGCCCTTCGCCTAAAATGGACGATTTTGATCCACCGTTTCTTGATGTTGTATTGGCTAATAATGTGGGTATGGGCCCTCTCCCATTGGCTAAAAACAAAACGAAGAAACTCTCACAAAAAGAGATAAAGAAAATGAGCAAACAACGAAAAACATCAGAGATAAACGAAAATTCCAGCACCCCCAACCTAGATGGGATAGGGGCCTCGGGGTCGAGTGTCCTCAACCCATCGGCTGCTACGTTCAAACCAAGTTACTCAATACACTTGGTAATTGATAAAAGTGGCAAGGTCGTTGAGGAGAGAGAAATGGAAGAAAAATGATAGCATCCGATAGAAGCAAGACTTCTACCGCAACAAAAGTCCCTGGGCACTCTGAGGAGCTGGACCGAAACTAGTGTGCTCCGTTTGAGACAGAGCCTAGTTAGTGCATTTATAGTTGCAACTTAGTGTGAAATTCACTAAAATTCAGAAAAACCTCACAATGATTGGTCTATCACTTTGGACAAAAATCCCACAACTCTGGTCTACTATCTGGAAGAAGATATACCAGGGTATGAGGGAGCTATCAAGGTTTTTCTTTTTAACTCTCGAGAACTCAACAGATCTATTCGTAGATCAAGCAGATCAATACCAAGCCGAAGAGCTAAATCAGGTGAAAGAAGCTTTCCTGATCGCCTCAAAGCACATTGAATCAAGACGATTACGGTCTGAACCTTGGTTGCCCGAAGTAAACAGATGTCGAATCATGACTATGGATCAACAAAGTTGTTATGACCAACTGAAAGAAACCTTACGAGTCAGAGAATTTTGGTCAACAAAAAGCGCCAAAGCTGATATGGTTCTCCACTTAGTATTCGATAACCAATGGGGGTCACCTCTAGCGGGATCAAACATAGTTGGATTCCAAGCGATGTGTCGTAAACGGCTGGCTTGTATGTCAACAAGAGGCAAACAAGACGAGCTATTAAACATCTGCCGGAATGTGTCTCTTCCAGACGATGCTCTAAGCAGCATCTGCCAAACATTCATCATGAGGAATCGTTACTCACTCATGAAGAAGCAAAAGGCTATTAAACACACAGCTTTCCCTCGCCTCGGACAAGAAATGAAGGACGGTTGTGACTGCTGGCTAGAAGATCCAACCCGAAATATCCAAATACCAAAAGATGTACTCACTTTGCTATTCGGAAGGGTGACTCCAAGTCCAACACTGCTACTTGGAGGAAGTACGTGGCTGGTGAAACGATACGAAAATCGAGAGAACATTGTGATCAAGGAATTCAATGACACGTTCTTCATTTACTCAGCAACTGATTGCCACCTAAAGGAAGGGGCATCAGTGAGAGAAGAAGGTCACTCATTCTCTGAGAGCATCGTGATTAGGAAACGCGAAAACCAATGTGAGGTCTTGTCTTTTATAAAGCGTGACGCTCTCTGGATGGACTTAACATCACTAGTTGAGGATCAACATGTGCATATTGGTCTTGTTCGATCATTTATAGAACCAACAAAGAGAGTTATGCTTGTGGGAGCAACCTCTGATGAAAGGGTCAAAATGAAATATATTGGGGACCGACTTGTCACGGCGGACGAAAAATCAAGACTGAGACGAGAACGTCGAGCCCAAGCGAGCTCTGATCGCAAAAATGGAATCAAGCCCGTCAAATCGTGGCAGGTTCCTATTCGCTTCCGAGGGTTAACCACACCAGAATACCATGAGATGCGACTGCGTGAGCAAGAAGACATCGAGGAATGGTATAAAAGCCAAGGGAGACATGCATATCCACAAGCGGTCCGAGAATGGTTGAAATCAACGTCAGGAGCCGCACAATGGAATCAGATTCATGCATTTGCTGTGGATAGATCTGATATGGCCAAGACCCAATTATCAAAGGTCAACAAGTTCTTGATGAAGCTGGGCTTAAAAATGCCTATTCCACTAAATGAGAATCTGGTTGAATCAATGCGACAGAAGAAAGAGCGAGCCTTGGAAAACCGAGAAAGACAGCTCGAGGCAAAACAGAAATGTCCTGATAACCTGACGATGGCCCAACAAGATTGGCACCGAAAACAACAGAAAAAGCTTGAACAAAATCAAAGACAAATTCTCTACGAACCCACCGGTGAAAACTGGGCGGATGTTGAAAACGGTGATACATTACCGGATCTAGCTTGGTGAAGATGATCATAGTAGTAAATAGGGAACCCCTTCAGAAGGGTTCAAGCTTTAACAAACAAAAATTGGCTGAGACAGTGGGATGACTACCTTTGGCAAGCTCATTACTTGCACCACTTCTCAGTGCGCACATTAGGGGACGGATCGATTGAAACTACTCTTTTACATTGGTGACTTTCCAAAAAGTTACGAACCGGGATTCGAAGTCCTGAGAGTTCATCAATGTTTTTCTAGATGGGGTCATACCCCCGAGTAGTGTAAGCCGAAATTTCGTACGGCGTCCGCGGCCCCTAAAATGTGCGTTGTTATTACCTTGCAAAACCTTTACAGGAATGCATGAGACTCCTCCCGGAGCCCTAATTTTTACTTCCGAGACTCTTGATAAACGAGAGCGGAAGTCCTTAAACAGGCGAAGGCGAGAACTCTAAATAAATAAAGAAAACGACTGCAATAGCGTAAAGAAAGAAATCTGAGAAACTTTGTGACCCGGATCAATGTCACAAACCTTATTACTGGGGACCCCTAGCCGGGGGCAGCTTGCCTCTTCTCACAGAACATCATTAGTGTTCCTACACATATGGTGGAGGCTTCCGTCCTTATACCTGTTAATTCAGGAGTAATTTCAAAGATTTCATTTACTTTTATTCTTTTCTTTTCTTTCTTTAGGAGTATTAACA